TTGTTGATGTGTGCTGATGATAGTTGAACTTACATACCAAGATTGGGTAATCAGTTCCCTTCTCGTCACCCTGATCGCCACCGAGATAATCGATAATGCGGATTGGGTTCTGAGCATCTGTGCTGATCTCTGAGATATCCAAAGCAACACGAGACACTTTCAATGTAGTGTTAGGTGCAGTTTGAACCAACAGAGTGTTCTTGCCGTAGATGTCGCCAACGTTAGTTGGTGCGGCATCGGCTTGAATCGCAAACAACACACTTGGATCATCGACAACATAGGCCATCGCGTCTGAGGCAACTGTGTTTGCTGGCCATAGCTGGCTAAACGTCACTTGCCCTGTGTTTGGATCGGTGTACTTACAACCCAAGAAGATACCGACCATATCGATTTCTGTTGAGTCATCACCTGTTCCAGATTGCTTTTCGATTGTAGTGGCAGTACCACCATCAACCAGTTGTACGATATCGCCAGTGGCGATGTTCGTGGCGTAGCCTGAGGCGATAGGATACTGGCGGAAAACCTCCAGAGACCCATTGTCTAGGCGACCAATCGGACGCAGTCCGAAGGGTGCGGCTGTTGCAGACATATTTATCTCCTTAAAATGTCCATCATGCGGCGACCCTTCATATTTCTAATCAGGAGTTGCCGCTACCAAAGGTAGTCTTTGTTGACCTTTCTGGCTTCAGCATAGGCATCCGTGGATCGTTCTCCCGAAGGTAGTTGTTATCCACTGAGTCCATTTGACGCTGAGCCAAGTCGCGGTAGTGTTCGTTCCGGGCTTGGACGTTCTCTTTCTCGTTCTTACACAATAAGAGTCCGCCGACTTCGACATTCCCCTCGAACCGAGAGTCGATATCAGACATCACTTTGAGTTCTGGATGTTCAGCATCAGATACTGGTTCCCATCCTTCCCGGAACTTCGCAGACACGTTTGTGTTGTCCGCTTGACCAAGTGTTGATGTCCGAATCCACCGGTAAGAATATTGATCATTCTTGAGCGGTTCAGGAACGCGAGAAGCTGGTGCCCATGATTTCTTGCGCTCAGTTTTTTCGCGGGTCTGAGTTTCCCTTGGGGCTCGGCTTGACATTACTGCTTCTCCTTCATGAGTTGCGCCGCATATTGCTCATTAGTTAAGCCCAGACGCTTGGCGAGAGCGACCTGTGTTTGTGTTAGTCTGATTTTGCGGGGTGTTTTGGCAGATCGATTTGCCGGGGCCACCACGGTGCCCGCATCCTGTCGGGAGGTTGCTTGGACCTGATCCGGAAATGCTTCCGCGATGGCCTTGTCAATCTCCGCGTAATACTGACGGCTGGTTGGGTCAACCCCGCTTGATACGAGTTCATCGTGAACTCCCATCGCATAAGAGGTCATCCGCTTGTTCTTACCAAACCACTCATTGTTCTGAGCCCATTCTTCGGCCTGCGGGTCAGCTCTCAGTTGTTGTTGCTGAGGCTGTGCTTGCGCTTCAAATGGATTCTGTGCAGGCTGGTATTGCTTCGGCTTATACGAATCATAGCGGACCTTCTTGGAGGTCAGCTCTGCGATCCGAGACTGTGCATCAATCAATGCATCTGAGTCACCGACTTCATACGCCTGCTTGTAAGAGTTCTTTGCTTTTTCGAGCTCGGCCTCAAGGCGGCCTTTCGCTTCACCAACCAAGACGTTCTCGCCCTCGGTCAGCTTCTTGCGAAACTGCTCTGCTTCCTTGAACTTGGACTCTGCAAAAGCGATGGCTTCATCACGGAGTCGCTGTGCCTCTTCTTTCTGGCGGCGCTCTTCGTGGTACTCGAAGCGTAGCTTTTTAATTCGACTCTGGACTTTGCCTGAGTAGTCCTCAAGCTCTTCCTCGCTTCCAATGTCAGGCTCTGCGCCTTCTGGACGGCGTGGACGGCCACGGTCTTCTTCAGGGGTATCGTCCTCGACTTCGATCTCGAAGCCGGTATCAACTTCTTCCTCAGGTGTTTCGACCTGTAATTCTTCTTCGCTCATGCTCGCTCAATGCCTCGTGGATCTTCAACAACTGCTTCAACCGAATCATCATTGATGAGTCGGAATTCCTGTCCCTTAACCTTGAACCGAGTTCCAGAGTAAGAGCGGAATATTACCCAATCACCGGGTCGGCAATAGGGTCCTGACGGAAACTTGTCTTGATCAGCATAGGCATCTTCACCCATCTCGATGATGCGTCCGAAGATAGAAGCTGTAGATTCCTTCTGGCGATACTCATTAGCAATAATGATGCCGCCTTCTGTTGTTTCTTCCATTTCTGGGCAAGCCACTAACAGCTTGTAGCCGGATGGTACCGGTAAGATCTCTTCGATCTCGTGCGTCATATCAAATTCTTTGACGTTCATATTGTCTCGCTTACGGTTGGGGTCCGTAGTACCGTGCGCCTATGGCGTATTTTTCAGCACTTACAGTATAACATGGGTTGACAAGCCTATTCGGCGTTGTTCATTCGCTCTTCGATATCCAAGATTTCGCGCTCTATAATGGCGAAACCCTTGACCATTCCAACGGAATACTGGTACTGGTCGAAGTTAGAACAACCACCGCCGGCCATGTGGTCAGCAAGATCGTTCATGTGGTCACGAAGTTTTCCCTTCAGATACTCGAGTTCTGACATGTGCGTCTCCTTAAATTAGTGCAAATGCACTTATTGCTTATCGGCTATCGAGTCGGCGATCTTCACGCCAAGCTCAACTCCTTTCATCTGCTCTTCTCTTGAGAGCTTGTCTTGCTCGGTCGCAATCTTGATACCAAGTCTTGCGCCTTCTTGATTCTCTTGCGAATCAATTCGCTGAAGCTCAACGCCTCGATTCGCTTGGCGATTTGCGATATCAGCCTGCAACTTAGCGACATCCATTTCCATCTTGTGCTTGAGCTCTGCTTCTTTGATTGCAAGCTCTCGCTGTTGAATCTGGGTGAGCGGGTCCTTGGCCTGCTCCTGTGCCTTCTTGGCCGCATACTCTTGCTGGTCACGTTGTAACACCTTATCTGCCGCCTGAGAGATCAGCGGGGCTAGATCCTTTTCAACATCTTCTGGTAACAACTCGTCTTCGGCAGGGAGTGGTACACCCATCTGCTTCTCGACTTCTTTGCGGTATTGGAATGCCACGTGCTCTGTGATGTGCTCAACCATGGCGCCTTGGATGGCCGCCGCAAACGGAGACTGCCCAACCATCTCTCGGATCTTCGGATCTTTGAGCATAGCCATGTGAGCCGCAATATGTGATTCGTGGTCTTGGTAGTCAAAAGCTTTGACCGGCTCCTGCTTCAGCATCATCATGTTTTCTGTCACAGGATTGTTCGGCTTGATGTCATCTGGGAGCTTCACGATCTCATCCGCGTTCGGAATCGAAAGTGTCTCCAGCATCTGCCGGTGGAGCTGACCTAGGTTGTAAAGCTGTGGCGCCTGCTGTGCAAGTTGCATCGCCGCCTGATACGCAATGATCCGCTGTGATGTTGTTGCTGAGTTTGGATCAGAAACAGGAATCACATCCACACGCTTGTCGAAGTCTTCAACACGTGAGAACTCACCCTCGAGGTCATACTCGTAGGTATCTGGCATGTGGTCATGAATAATGTTCGAGAGGATCTTGAGCTCTTTCTTGAAGGAGTTATGGATCCGGGCTTGGACTCCAGACATCACCTTCAATGAACGCTCTAACAGCGCAAGTGTCGTGCCAACTGGTGCGTTCTGATTGGCCGAAGAAATATCGACATCCGCCACCGAACCGATGCGGCGGCCTTCTTCAACGATGTTACCAAGTAGGTTGTAAAGAACACCGGACGGCTCCTTGTAGGGAAGCGGGAAAATGTTATCCCTGATCGCGCCTCCGGGAACATCAACGTCCCGGAACTCGCCCGGCATCAGTGGCGAATCATCTCCTTTGATTCGGAGTCCACGGGCCTTGAGGCCTGCTGGCAGGTTGGCGAGTGTGCCTGCATCCACAAGCTGACGCAAGATAGAGGTCGCAGATTTAGCCAAACCACCAATAAGATGGATAAGGCCAGTGCCGTAGAAACCAAGGCCGGGTAGATAACGATAATGTACAAAATGCTGTCGCTTCTGTTTTTTAGGATCGTCTTCATACCAGTTCCTGCGGATTGAGAGGATTGTTCTAGAGGACTTGTCTACCGTAACAACATAAGGACGAGCAACCCCATCAGGGTCTCCGAATGGTTCGGGCAGGTCATAATCGACATGCATCTCAAGGATAGTGTGTCGGTCATCATCATCTACTCCGTATGGGGTTTCCCCAGAAATGTCATCGTATTTTTCATCGATGTCGGAATACTCAGGTGCTGGATCGGGGATGTCTACGTCTCGGTAGAATCCGCTCACCATCATCTTCAAAAGCTCGTTCGGGCTCTTTTTCATGACGTGCGTGTAGCGGTCTGCTGTCTGTAGATCAGACGCGCCATAAGACACCACGAAGTCCTCGGCTGGGACAAACATCGCAACAGGGCGCTCCAGCATCGGATCGAAGTAAACCTTCTTGAATGCAGATCCAGCCAGTGGAAGCTTGAACAGCATCTGCTCGAACTCGTCTCGATACTCGGACATGTTCTCTGTGAGCTGGTAGTTCATCTCGTGCTCAACACGAGACGCCTGCTTGATCCGCACATCATCCATGTTCCCAATGATCTTTGTGCGAACCGGTCCACCGGCTGGGAATAACTCTGTAATCGCCTGTGCTTGGAAGCGCACAACGGCTTCGGTCAGTACTGGGTGAAACACTCCAGATGCGCCGGGCCATGGCTGGTCGCGCTCTTCGATTTTGAAGCCCATTAGGTCGAGGCCTTTGACATAGGCGCGGGCCCAATCCTTTCGACTTTCCCGGTCGGATGCAAACATCTCAACCAGATCAGAACCCATCCCCTCGAGCTCGGCTTCATCAATAAACTCAGCAAGGTTGGAGTCATGCTCCGGCCCAACCATGTCTTCCATCATCTCTGGATCAAGGATGATTGATACGCCACCATCCTCATCTTCAATTGACAGCGCATCGGGGTTGATGATTTCGATATCTAGACC